CTACTGATAGTTCTGTCATGCTAGGATCTGGAATAGGTTTAGGTTCCTCTATGGGTTCAGTTTGTTGTAATTGTCCTACAGATAATGCAGGAAAAGCGTACCTTGTCATTTTCCATTTTCCTTAATCTTCGTATATCCATTAATACCAAGAAAAGCACCAATTATACCCATATTTGCTATCACCCATGTTGAACCAATTGGTTGTAATACCTGCACTCTTTCAATACTAACCCAAGGAGTCATCATAAGTCCAATAAAAGTTGTTACTGAAAATAAACTAAATAAAATCATAAAGCGAGACTGATCCTCTTTACGATTTTGATTATCAATCTTTATAAACCGTTCATGCGTATCAAGTTCTTCTTTTGTAACTATGCCATCACCGTCCAAATCAGCTTGATTTAGTGGGTTATCTTTTGAAAGTTTTTTCATTTTATTAACATCCAATATGGTTCATTCGTAACAGAATCAAGATACGCTAAAAGAAGCAATGCGAGGGTAAAACATATTATTACTTTGCTGGGTATCATTCATCTTATTGATACCTCATTGCAAACATAATCATAAAGTAAGCACCAACGCCAGTAATAAGCATTGCACAGATAATTCCTATAGCATTTATAAGTTGGTTTCTTCTTCGTGTTGCTTGATAACGACCCTCAACCTCACGCTGTTTCTCTTTCCTTCTCAACTCCTGAAGTTGTCTCCAGCCAGCTTCTCCTCTGGTACTCAGCACTATGTTTCTTAAATTATGTTCTAAATCTTCTGCCTGTTTTAACGCTATAAACTGTTGCATAGCATTACCGCCACCAGACTTTTTAGCATCTTTTGCATTGGCTTTTACGTCATCTATGGCTTGCCATAAAGTTCCTAAATCCTTGCCTAGTTCTGCCATTGACTTCGCACCAGCCACACCAGCCTTGACAGCAGCAAATGCGGATAAAGCAATGGTTATCGGTTCGGGCATAATTACACCTTAAAAATTAAACTTTCTTACGAGGTCGTCCAGCTTTTTTCTTCTTTGGCTTTGGCTTTTCAACCCAAGCTTCATTAACATCTGGAGTGCTTAAATCATCTTTAACATAATGACCTTTTTCATCTCTAGCTCGAACCAAAACTGTTTCCTCTTTTTTAACAACTGGTTCAACAACTGGCTGTATTCCCTCTTTCTTTTGTCGTCTAAGTATTTTTTCTTCTTTAACTCTTCTTGAATATTCTTGATTAACTGATGACATTTATTTAGTTCCTTTTCATGTTATTTAAAGCTGCAATATCTCTTTGTGTTTGAATACGTTCTTCAGCAACACGAGTTTTATCTTCTAATGCCTCCTTAGATATATCTATTCTTTGTTGAGCAATAAGAGCATCATTTCTTTCGTTTTGTTGATCTTGCTCTAATTTCTTATCAAACTCTTCACTCTTACGCTGTATATCAGCACCCTTAATTGCAAGTTCTTGTTGTCTTATCGCAACAAGAGGATCTTGCTGTGGTGGTGGAGTAACAGCTTGTGCATATTGTTCTATCATTTCTGCAATTAATGTAGAAGCAACATTTTGTATTTGTGCTTGTATTTGCTGTTGCATATTTGGATCTTGTTGCAACATCTGTTGTTGCTCTGGAGGTAATTGCGACATGACTTGCTCTTGTGCTTTCATCTCGGCAAGCATACCAATATGTTCTTGTATGTGTCCTTGTAAAACAGCAGCTACAGCCATACTTGTTTGTACAGTTGGAGTCGATAATACAGCCAAATGTGACTGAATATGTGCTTGGTGATCTTGACCTTGAAAGGCTTGCAAAGCTTGCCCAAGTAAAGCATTTTGATTTTCTTTAGCTGGGTTTGTAGGTTGTGGTTGTTGAGGAGCAGGTAAGATTGCATCTATATTTGATACACCTAAAGCCTCATACATATTTCTATACGCCTGATACAATCCTTGAGGACCACCATGTATTTGTGGATTTGATTGCACCAATTGTAGTTCTGTTTGTGCTAAAGTCACACGTTGCGACATAGAAAAGATATTTGGATCACTTACTGGCAATATATCAATACGACCATCAAAATCCTGTGCTTTTATATTGGGTTCAACACCTGCAACTGCATAAGGATAAGGAGATGGGTTCATAGCAAAGATATTTGCTAAAAGTTTAAACTCCATCTTTTGTGAATAATGTAATCTTTTATGGATTGCAGACATAACTTTTGTACCACGCTCCATAATAGCCATTGTGGTACCTACAGGCGTTTCTCCACCCATTTCACCTATTTTCATGTCTGCCATGGATGCAAAGCGTCTGCCAGCGTCTACAAGCGTTCCCATAAGCTGATAGAGCGTTCCTGAAGGCTCTTTAAAGGGTAAAGGCATCAATGATGTACGAATATCGCCACCAGCTACGTCTATGTCTCTAAACTCGCCCGGTTGCAATGCACTGTCTTCATCACGAATACGAGCGCCACGAGCCTTAAATCCTGCTGGTAAATTAGATAATGTTCCAGAGTCAATCAACTGTCTTAGTATTGATGTAGAAGCTTGAGCCAAACCACCAATCATATGCGTAAGACCTAAACCATAAAATCCCAAACCGGGCATAAACTTATAATGTACAAAGTAAGGCTTTTTACGCTTCATTAGGTCTTGCTCATCGTAATTACGTCTAATGGCAAGAACCTCACCATTATCTTCTAATATCGTAACAACATAAGGAAGTTTTAAACCAGAGGGTTCGCCATCTTCACCCATGTCCTCAAAACCCTCAATATCAAGTTCTGTATGAATTTCATAAACTGTTAGTTCTTCAGAACCTTTTGTTGGTTGAACACCTTGTATTTCATTAATGGTTTCATCAACTTCATTATAGTTTGCAGTATCATAACCAGAGCTAGGAAGCTCTATATCACGGTAAAATCCAGCAAGTTGAAGCTTTAAAACTTCATTAGAATCCATTTTGATAACGTGTGTAATGCGAGGACTTGTTAATAAATCAGTTGCTGAGTAAGGAACAATTAAATCTTCAGCGTGAATAAACTTACTAACCGCACGTTGCAGTAAAGGATCAAAATAAACCTTTTTAAATGTCGATCCTACAACTGGAAGATAAAACAACATCTGATCCAATTCAGGATCGTACTCTTCCATTTCATAAGTAATTTGGTAATTCATATATTCTTTAATACGTTCAGCCTGTTGCGTAAGCATAGGGTTTGACGCACCAAGAACGTGTGTTCTTACAGGACCACCAGAGGGGAGCATTTCACGATAAGCCTGTGCCTGAAACTGTGTAACAGCTTCGCCAAGAAGAGGGTGAATAACGCCAGAAGCACCTTCAAAAGGCTGTGATCTTTCCTCGTATTTCATACCAAGAAGTTCTAAACCTTTTTTATATGTGTTTTCCCACTCTTCTCGTGAGGACATGTCATCATCAACACTACCTGTTAAATCAGATGAAATACGTCCTAGTTCTGCTTCATCTATAACATCTGCTAAGTTTCCATCAAAGGGAATATCAGGTGTAACAGCAATTTCTTCCTGAAACTCACCAACGACAGCACTTCCATCATCAAATTCAGTAACATTAGCTTGTTCGTTGAACTCAATAATATCAATTTCAGCCTGTTCTAACTCTGGAGAGGGTTTGTTTAAATTTTCTGGTAAACCACCACCGCCAATATCACGTTCAATTGCCACGTTTTATCCCCTCATCTTAATTCTTTCAGCTTCCATCTGATAATATCTTTTTGCCATCTGACCTTTTGCTTTATTCATCTTATTTAAAGCCATAAGGTATTCATCGCTTGGTGTTGAAGCAGATGGCGCTCTACTCCTCGGAGGAACGGCAGAATTAGGAGATAATTGGGAGGAATTACTCCCTAATCCGTTCATCTGCCTCAACCTATTTGAATACTGATTCATTACTACTTCTTTTTACTTTTACTTTTAATAATTTCTTTTTGTAAATTTTTTGGTAATGTTTTTTGTGCAGGAGTTAACATATTGCCGTTATTATCAACAAGACCGCCATTCTTCATGCCTTTAGGCGATATAACTCTACCACCCATTCTCATGCCTTTAGATTTTACCTTACCGCCATACTTCATACCTTTGGCTTTAACTTTACCACCCATTTTCATGCCTTTGGCTTTAACCTTACCACCCATACGCATACCCTTGGTTTTAACTTTACCACCGTTTTTCATACCTTTGGTTTTCATACCACCTCTGATAATAACACTCTTAACCATTAATCTTCTCCTTTGTTATAAAGATTATCAAAAATCCTGTTAACGTCCAATGTATAGTCTAAATCAGACTTTGAATAGTGTAAATGTTGAGAAGGTCTAAAATCAGGCGCACCTTCCCCTGTTGAAAACCAAGCAGGATGCGTAACTCGAACCCTGTTGTTCGGCAATGCTACCACATTTCCTGTCCACTTGTCAGCATCTAAAAGTTGCAAAACATGACTTTGTTTGTGTTGTGCAGGATCATCTGCAATCTCACTATCGGTATAATCCACTGTAAACAAATACTTAGCAGGAAAAAATTCTCCATCTATCTTTGCTAACCAAGGACAAGGTGTAGTGCGATCCATAACATAAACTGAATGATGATGAGAAGAACAATCCCATGGCTGTGCATTGTGTGTCTCCATTGGTTCGGGCCATTCCTCTAGTGGTATATCTGCAACTAATCCAGTTATAGGCATTCTCGCCCACATTGCACCCCCATGAACAGTATCTTCAGGCTCTCCATCAGCCTCACAACCAGTAAATATAACCTGAAAACTCAAACATCTGTTCGGAATAGTGGTAACAGCAATAACCATGGCGTGTAAAAACTCGCCATGATACTTTTCGTGATTATGTGTGTATTCTTTACGAACCCAACACTTAAAATATGGAATATTACTCTGTAAATACGGCATTATTTAATAATACTCACGTTTACGAGGCTTCCAATTATCATCGTCTTCGTAATCTGTAGGTGTAACAATAAATCCTCCCTGTCTAAAACGCAATATAGCTTGCGTCATGCTATCCGCTAAGTCATCGTGTTCCCCATTGGGAAACGCAGCGCATTCCTCCACAACTTCTTCTGCAAAATTGGCATCTGGTCGCCAAACCATGCCACTTTCAAATACAGGCGCACAAGCGTTCATTCGTGTAAACTTATCTGCACCTCTGCTTGGTGTAAATGGCGTTACAGGAATACCCATACGCCTTAATTCCTGTGTTAAAGGCATACCACTTGCCTTTTGCTCTATTAATATCATATCGGGATCATACTGTTCTTGCAATTCATTAGCTTTTTCCTTTAATTCAGGAAAATCCCACCGTCCTCGAATAGCGTCAAGAAGTATAATCGCCTCTCCATCACCTTCTGTGGGTTCAAATATACCCCATGTGGTAATCGCACTATAATCAGCCCTGTCTGACTTACTAAATGCCGTATCATAGCTTTGAATAACATAAGAACACACAGGGGGTTCTTCACCTTCCCACATTTCCCACCATTCACGCTTAATAATCGCTCCTTCTTCAGCCGTAGGGTTCTGCATATACTGTGCATTCCACTTTGGAATAGGAATAGATGCCTTAACACCCTCTAACTCTTCTAATTTCCAAAATTCGGGCCACAAAGGCTTGCCAGAAGGCATAATCGCAGGAAACTCAACAATATCCCACTTATCAGCGCCAACTTCACTTTGTTTATGCAGAACTTTAGCCGTTAAATCTCGAATACTCCAACGAGTCATAACAATAATTAAAGACCCACCGGGCTGCAGACGTTGCCTTGGACCAGAAGTGTACCACTCATAGATATTATCCAGTGCCGTAGGACTTAATGCGTCCTGTTCGGAAACTGGATCATCAATAATACACAAGTCAGCACCACGCCCAGCAAGAGCGCCACCGACACCCACCGCATAATACTCCCCACCATTCGAAGTAGACCATCGACCTGAAGCCTTCGCATCCGTTGCGAGTTTAACATTTGGAAATACTTCTCTAAACTGTTCATCGTCGATAAGATTCTTAACCTTACGACCAAATCCAACGGCAAGTTCAGCCGTATGGGTAGCCTGAATGATTTTCTTGCTAGGATCTCTTCCCATAAGCCAAGCTGGGAACAAATAAGACGCAAATTCAGACTTCGTATGTCGAGGAGGCATATTGATAATAAGACGATTAATCTTACCATCTGCTACATCCTGTAGCTTCTGTGCGTAAATTTTATGATGATTTCCTTCTATAAATTGGGGCCATACAAACTTTACAAAGTTTAAAAAGTTCTCCTCCCTTTCCTTACGGTCCTCCAACACCGAAAGTCTATCAACCATAGGAGCTATCTTAGCTAGCTCATCATCTGTTAAATATTCCTTAAATGAATTAAAATCTTCCATTATCCAAATCTAAGAGCATCTAAAAAGTTATCTGCTGCTTTGTTTAATGTATTTGAAATACCCTCAACTGGTTTATATCCCAATCCGGGTGCCGTTCCACCTATACGTCTTGGTCTTTGCTCAAGTATTTCACGAATACGGCTGTAATCTCTTCTTTCCTGTTTACCACCGCCAGAATCACCGCCAGAAGGAGGAATATTAATAACATCTTCACCGCCTCCACCTGTGCCAGTATCATCACCATCACCATCACCATCACCAGTGCCTGTTCCTGTACCAGAACCAGTACCAGAACCAGTACCATCTCCATCTCCTGTACCAATTCCATCTCCAGTGCCTTCACCAGTTGCATCTCCAGTATCATCATCGCCTGTCATATTAGCTATGGCATCGTTAATAACATTAATGTCAGCATCAC